TCAGTTGGATCTCCGGGTGTTCAGAAGCTTTTACAGGCTCCCAGCCTTCGCGGAGTTTTGAGGAAATGTTGCTGGGATCATCTGATCCGAGCGTGCTGACGCGAATCCAACGGAATGCATAACCTTCTTCCGGGTTGGGAGAAGGCAGAGTTTCCGGGGGCATCCATTTTTTTGGACGCTCCATTTTGTCTCGCGTTTCTTGTTGGCGAGCAAGTCGATTTTCAGCCATTTTGTTTCCTCATTTCTTCCGCAACCTGTTTGGCATAGAGTTCCAGAGGAACGCCCAGCCGTTTGGCGATTGATACTTGTGATTGAGTTAGCACGATTTTCTTTGGCGCTGTGCTGCGTGTTGCTGGTGCAACAACCGATGATCTTTTTGCAGGCTTTTCCGAGTGAAACGCATCTGGAAAAATCTGCCGTACACGGGAATTGATACGCTCGTAGTACTCATCACTGGTTGGGTCAACACCACCTTCCACAAGTTTTCTATGAACCGTTACAGCTACTGCGGTCATTTCGTCATCGACGCCAAACCACGGATTGGCTTGTTGCCACGCACGGGCTTTTGGATCGACCGGAACAGTACCCTTATCCGATTGTGGTACGGGTTGTACATCAGTTTTTTCTTGTTGTAAAGCAGAAGGTTTGAAATTATTTACACGCTCTGCTTTAATTTTTGCAGCAGTCAGTGCTTCTTGAGCGCTTAAAACCGCCTCAGCATCACCTGCCTGATACCCTTGTCGGTATGCACGCTTAGCTTCGTCAATCTCAAGTTGGACAGCTTTTTTAGCCTGTTCAAGAAGCGCCTGCTGCCCTTGGCTTAGATTGCCTTGGAGTTTTTTATTCTCCTCAACAAGGTTCTGAGCAAGCCGCAAAGCCTCTTCACGTTCGCGCAAAGCAGCTTCTTTTGCCCGTCGTTCTTCGTGATAACCCTTAGAAAAGTGCTGGATTCGCTTCTTTACCCCTTCAGAGTACTGTGCAAGTTCCTCTTCAGTTACGTCTGTAGGAGCCTCTTTCATTGGAGCACGCCCACGATCCGCTTCGGGTGTGTCGTCTACAACTTCAATCTCTAACGCTTCTTCTTCGGGTTTACCCTTAGAAGAAGTATCTACCGGCGTTTCATCGGGAAATTTGAAATCATCTGCCATGGCTTACTCCTTAAACGCGGCTAATGCCACGAGGATCTTCCACAACCGCCTCGACGCTATCGTCGTTAATCAGGCGGAACTCACGGCCATGGATCTTGACTCGGGTGCCCGTGTTCGGACGAACCAAGACGAAATCCCCAACCTTACAGGACGGGCCAGATGGGAATCTGGTTTTGTCCCCATAAGCGTCAGGCCCCATAGCAACCACAAACAAAACAGGCGACATCACTTCTTCAAAGTGCATCGTTTGGCCGGACTTAACCAGACCACTGTCGTACTTGTCATCAATCTCCGGTAATACGCACAAGAGATGATAGGTTGCGGGTTGCGGCAATTGTCTTGCCTTCTCCTCCGGGGTTTCCGGTAGGACGGTAGGAATTGCTTCCTCACCGGTTGAGAGAAGTATTTCACTCATCGTCGTCTTGCTCCATTCTTCGCACGAGGTCGGTTATATACATATGTGCCTGGGATAGACCCCGGATCTCCCCGCACAAACTCTTGTATTCGGCGTAATCTTTAGCAGCCCCGTCCACCAGGACGTGGGCGATAGATTCACGCCGCTCTTCAATTTCTTTCAGTACCACGGAAAACGCAGTGGTGGCCATATAGTTCTCCTAACTTACCCAAGGCCCTTTGTACGCCTTAGAAGTCACGTTACGGTTGATGTAATCCACGCCACAAAAATCGGCGTAGTCCTGAATACTGCGACTGCGGCCTAACCCAAAAACCCCAAGGTCGTGCCCTGTAACCAAGTCAGTTAGCCGCTGTTTAGATTTCTTGTCTCTGTCCCACCAACGAACAGACCGAGTTTGATCTATAGCCTCTGCCCAGTGTTTAGGGCGATAGCAGGTATTTGGATCAGTATCGTATAGATGGTAGATAGGCATGTTGGAGACATGCAGCATGTCCCAGCCGTGAGTAAACGCACGCAGCGCAAGAGCTTGCTCTTCCCCCCAAAAGTAGAAGTGTGGGTCATACGGCAGATCTTTGACGATTCTGCCTGGGGCAAATATGCACCCAGCCCCCACGTGCATCGCTGTAATAGGCTCATCCGTGTCCACGGGTATTGCCTTGAACATCAAAATAGCGCTGTCATCAGCAAACTTGCTGTCCTCACTGACCACATGCCCGAGCACCTTCTGGGTAGCTGGTTTCGGCACGGGTCGGTTGTCCACAATCTCAAACGCGTTAGGGTAGCTCGAAACCATAAACTTTGAGTTGTTTTGGCCACAGCGTGACGCAAGACTGATAAAGATGTCATCCCATCCATCTTCAAACAGCATGTGGGAGTCAATCTGAAAAAACCAGTCTTCTCCTGCATAGAGCGACATCCCCACGGAGCGTGCCCAGCATGCGCCTAAAGAATCTTGCGGAGGCACTTGCACATACCGCGTCAAGCCCCACAAAGTCTGCCCCATGCGAAGCCGCTCTGGAGTTTGATCCACCACACCAAAACGCAGACGGCTAGGCGAGTTTGCCTTCGCCGCCGCGTCTCGGATGGTATGGCCCAACATAGGGTCACAGAATGAAGCGATGCTGATGAAGATTGTGTCCACTAGGCGCGGGGCTGCTTGGATTTCATCATGTGTTTAGTCACATCGGCACGGATCTTTTTATCCCCTTGCCGCTCTTGTGACTGCAGGCGCATCTGCTCTTTCTTGGCCTCAAGCTGCAGGCGTTGCTGCTCAAGCTGCATCTTTTGCTGCGCGATCTGGAAGTCACGTTGACTATCCATCTCTTTGCGTTGAAGTTCTTGAGCCTTCAACTGCAGCTCTTGCTGTTGCATCTGGAGTTGCGGGTTTTGCTGCATCTGCTGCGCTTGTTGCGCTTGGGCTTTCTGAGAGTTGGACTGCAGCAACTGCTGCGCAGCCTGCGCCACCAGACGGCTCAACTGCACTTCCGTGGTCTCATCCAACTCAGCATCCGGCGCAGTAAGTGGCACACCCAACTGTTCTTCAATCTTTTGCCGATAAGAAAACGCCACGTGCTCAGCGACGTGGGACATGATAGCTCCCCCCATCTGCTGCGCCATGGGCGACTGCCCAATCAACTGTGCAATCATTGGATCTTGGAGCAGCGACATGTGGGTGGAGATGTGGGCGTCGTGATCCTGGTAAATAAAAGCCTTGGTCGGTTTGCCCGTGAGGAACGCCATGTTTTCAGATACCGGATCTTTCGGCGTCTGATCATCCTCAATCGGAACCAACTTCTCGGCGTTTTTAATCCCGAGGACTTCAAGCATCTGTCGATGTAGCTGCGGAAGGTCGTAGATCTGCGGAGCGCCTTGGGCAAGCTGAAGAGCCGCTTGGTACTGCATGATCCGCTGCGCCATCGTGGCGGCATTAGGATCACTGACCGGGATAACTTCCGTAACGTCATAGTCGGCCTGTTTTGCAAGCTTGTCTCCACCCTCCGGGGTGTACTCATAATCCGGCGGCATGAAGTCGCGGATGATGGCCTTGAGGAGGCGGAACTCAATCTTCAAACTCTCATGGACACGAGCCTGAACCGCACTCATCGTCTTGAGGGTGCGCTCCAGAATTGCCAGCGTCGTCCCCACCGGAGCCTGGGCAGACATATCACTGATCTTCATGTCAGTGATTGCACCTAAGCGTCGGCCTTCCTCGGTGATTTGATTGAGCAACTGAATCAGGGTCTGGCTCGGCTCCTTGTACGGCAGCGGCATGATGTTGTCGCGGATAGTCCCAGAGGGGATGTCCACATCACGGAACTCACCCGGAGCAATCGGGGTGTCGTCTCCCTTGACCCGCAGACCACGGGCCTTCATACCACCTGGGAGGTTGCTCAGCGTACCCGCATCCACCAACTGACGAATCAGTGACGTACCCGCACGAGCATATCCCCCGATGATATGGATCAAACCCATGCCATAGGCCCCGAACCCAGGGATGTAGGTGTACTGCACAAAATGCTGCCTTTTCAGGCGCTTCTCGTCGTCCTCGGCCCAGTTCCGGCGAATAGACAGCACCGTGGAAGTTCCACGTTCAATTGTGATGACGTAGGGCAGCGCGATGCCGTCCTCATCCTCGTACCCCGGCATATCCCAGTCCACGTGGATCTCAAGGATCTGAAACCGGTCATCATCAGTTAGGGAATACCCTTGCTCTTCAGCTTTTTTCTTCTCGATATCCGAGAAAATACTGACGGGATCCCCTAGGTCAGCTTCCTTGTAGAACCCGCTGACCTGCAACTTCTTGATGTCGTTCTTGGTCTTGCGCATGACGTGGGTCACACGCTCTGCGTTGTACACGTTAGACGCACCATAGGGAATGATCACGTCTTCCGCAGGAATGAACGGTGCCGTCTGCCGCCCGATGGCGGGGTCGTAGTAGACCTTTTTAAACGCTGCACCTGCAAGGCCCAAGTTATACAGCAGGCGCTCATGCTCTGGACGGTACTCGATCATCTCCTCCGTCAGACGGAAGTTCATGTCGTCACGCACCCGCTCTGCAGCCTCAGTGTTTTCGGGAGTTTCCTCGCCAACAATCTGGGTCTTCACCGGGCCTTGGGCCGGGAAGGTCTCCGTGATCATCTCTGATTGGAACCGTATCGCCGCCTCATTGAGCAGGGATGAGTACACGCCACAGGCACCAGACCACGGTTCAGTGCGCTCCTCATACTTTAGACCCAGGACTTCCAGGCCTTTGACATAGGATTCCGTCCAGTCTTTGCGGCTGTTGATGTCTGCATCAACCAATCCCACAAGCTCAGAAGCAAGCGACTGCAGCTCGCTCTCGTCCATGTACTCAGCCAAGTTGGCATCAAAATCATCTGCCGTCTCAGCCTCGGGTTCTAGTTCAATTTCCACGCCACCGGACCGGATATTGACAGACTCCGGGTCCTCAATCTCAATCTCCAATGCTGGCTCATCGCTAAGCATTTCAGGATCAAAGGGGGTCATACCCCGGTCCATGTTCGTTGCCATAACTTATCCCTTAGTAATAAGCAGCACGTCTGCTGCTTTTGAAGTAGCGAATGTCATCCTTCTCATCGGTCGGCAAGCGGATAAATCCGCCCTGGCGAAACCGCATGAGCGCCATCACCGTGGAGTCCACCAAGTCATCGTTACTCATAAACGGGAACCCAGCTATTTCCTCAACAACTTCCTCAGCCCACCGCGTTTGCGGCACCCAGCACAGTCCAGACTGCACGATGTCAGCTACGGAGTTTAGCCTTGCTAGCTTGTCACCGCTACCTCTATGTGGTGTGTATTCCTGCACCGGCAGGCCCATGCGGCGCATTTCTTGATACAGCGCGGTGCCGCTGGACTTCTTTTCTAC